GGAAGAATCAGTACACCAAGCGCGGTGATATTGTTTTTTATGACCCAATTACTAAACGTAGCTATAGCTCAGTCGAAAACATCGACATGGCTCATGGAGGTGGCGTAGCAGACTTCGGAGAAAAGGTAGAAGGAACAGCTCTACGTGCTGCAGATGCAGAGAAAGGCAGGAAGGAGAGGGTAGCTAACCTGAACCAGAAAATTTATGTTCTGGAAAAAGAGATAGACGAGATACTAGAGAAGGGAGAGCGTGGCGTTAAGCAGGCCGACAACAAAGCATTCGCTAACAGAATGCATTCTACGATAGCACGCCTAAGACATGCCGAACATCAGTTAGATGTAGACACCGGAGAAATAGATAGGGAGCTCGCACAACATCTTACGTTAGAGGCCGACGATTTTAAAAATCTTTCCAGGGCCGAGCTAGACGAGCTTGCTGATTCTGGCCCAGTGGAGAAGGTATCCTTCTGGATGAAAAAGCTTGGCATTGAGGAGGGAGCAGGGGGAACAGCTACATACAGAATACCTAAGAAGGAAGTTCCAACTACAACTACGAGGGCAACTCCCCCAGAAACAGAAGCAGCTCGCTCAAAGAGAATGGGAGAACTTGCTTCGAAACATGCAGCTAGTGCTAAGGCTGCCACAGCTAAGCGTAGAGCTGAGCTTGAAGCGATAGTAGCGGCTCCAGCAAGGAGTAAGAAAAAGAAAGTAGAGAAAGCTAGGGCTGAAAAAGAACTAGCAACGCTAAAAGAAGAAACCTTCGACCATCCAACGTGGGAACTATACCTGCGGAAAGAGACTGGAGAAAAGCTAACCCCAGATGAAACTAAATCACTGAAGGAATTCCTCGACCGTCAGAAAGGAAAAACCGTAGCGTCGTTTAGATCAGAGAATGGGTTGCCGTATATAAATTTACCTGTAGGAGACACGACTGGATTTACTCTTTACAGAGCGGCTAGAGAAACTACTACCAGAGGTGATGCTTCCAGAGTAGCTGGAGAGATTGAGGCTGGTACATTCGATACAGCTGCAGGAAATCTTGAATCAGCTAACCAGGTAACGATGGAATCCGCAATGAAGGAATTCCTCAGGACCGGTAATACGCAAAAGCTGATAGACGAGGCAGATGCAGTAAGGGCATCCCAAGGTATCGCACCTTCAGCCGCTGATCCTGGTGCGCCTAAACCTGGGTACCGAGCTGGTGGTGACAGAATTGTAGCTATCATCCGCCGTAACAGTGATCCCACAGATCCTAAAAACATTAGGGTAATTAGTAACAAGCAGATAGAGGCTGGCCTCGGATACAGAGCCTTGCTTGGTAAGGCTAAAGAAGAGGACTGGGGGATATTCTCAGTACCTCGCGGTACAAGAGCTAGGGACGTAGCGAACAATCCGTCTATAGCGGTAGCAGACTCTATCTCAGACAGCTCTTCATTGAATGCCTTGCCTGAAGGGCACCCGCAAGCTGTCCATGAGCCAGTCGAGACGTGGAACGCTAGGACGTTAGAGTTAATTAATGACAGTGATAGCGCTGCATTCGAGCATATCTTTAGAGGTGACAAGCAGAACTTTAAGATGTTCCGGCAGATGTTCGGGCCGGAGTATTTCACGGAAAGTGATAATGCTATATCCATCACCGGTGAAGGGCTGGATGCGATAGTACTTCGTTTAGTCGGCGGAGAAAGAGATCCTAACACTGGTGCAATTGTTGGAGCATGGGCACAAAGTCCTGAAGATCACGCATTCAGAGTAGACCTATTAGGTAAGTTACTGGCTGTACGAGCTGAAGCAGCTCCAAGTGGGATTAGAAGGGCTGACGATGATTTAGCTGAGAGTATTACCAGCCTTGGCACCATCTTTGATGGTTACGATGAAGCATCTAAATACGTAGCTAGGGACGTTCTAGAAAGGGTATCCCAATCCTACGCTGCTGCAACTGGCGTATCTGGTAGGGCCCCAGTACTAGACACTCCTCCTGTAGGACAAGATGGGATGTGGGGCACTCGCTTACCTTCCTCAGGTTCTGCGGAACTTAACACTATAGAAATAGGAGCCACTGGGTTAGGTAACCAGCGGCATATACCTGACGCATCTAAATTAGTGCACGAGGTAATGCACTGGGCATGGTTCAACGTTCTTACTGATGCAGACAAGATTCAGTTTCTTTCTTCTATGAGAAAGTATTACACGAACGGCATCTTAGATATAAACAAACTGGCCTTACATACTGCAGATACTCTTGGGCCAGACAACACCCTGATTAAATCCTCTGCACTAGATTCTCCATTTGAATTGTTTGCCCACATGGGTGAGCGATGGGCGATGCAGAACAGGTACAGAGACCAGATCGGTAACGAAGCTTTCTGGACGAAGATAGTAAACTATGTAAAGAACCTTTTCCTTAGGTACATGGACGGGTCAACCATAGACCCGGATATGGCCCCGCTATTTGACAAGATTCTCCCGGCGAGTGAAGCAGATGCGGCACGCACAGGTAGGGCAGCTACAGCTCCGTCTGTGCCAGCTAAATCCCCCGTATTAGAGGGGATGGTGTTGAAGCACGCATTACAGATGGACAATCTAGCTAAGGATGTAGAGGAAGCGCTAGATGGAGGCGGTGATCCGCTCTATGCAGCAGCAGATCTGGCCAGACTTTTCTGGGTACTGGCTGGAGGTAAGAAGGGATCTAAGGCTTTTAAGGGCGGGGGTAGGGATAGATTTAAATCCGCCAGAGTAAAAATGCGTAATGCCTCAGCAGCTATCTTCGAAGCTATGGGTGTTCCGCCGCATAAGGAAGGCGAGATACCAGGAAGAATCGGGGAGGGGTTCGACGCGGCCATAGATCCGGGCGGAACTAGGGAAATTATAGATACAGGAGATGATTTCCTAGAGACAGGTTATTCCAGAGTAGAAGATCATCTGGAGACTTTGGCTGGTACAGAGCAATGGGATGTCGCCATACAAAACCTGGACAGGGCGTACAGAAAAGAAGTAGCCCCGTTAGTTGAAGACTTGCGAGAAAGATTTGCTAAGGCTTATTACAATAGTGCAAGTGCATCATCTTTTGATCCTAATAGATTGCCGGAAAGTATCCGCGCTCACCTGTATTTAACTAACGAGGGTCAATTTAGAATTCCAGGTGGTAGGGGAGGGAGTAGACATAATTTCTTTAAGAAGAGTATTAAGGTAAGGCTCGATAAACAGGCCAGAGCAGAGAAACGTATGGCCGACAAAGCTACTGAAAAATTTCCTGACACGGTGCCTGAAGGTGGTACTGCTAACGTAAAGGATCTTTCCTTAGCGCAGCTTGTGGAGATGTACGCTGAAAACTCCGGCACTAGTTACGGAAAAATGCTGGCTGTCGAGATGAAGAGTAGGGCGCAGTCAACGCCATTACCGCCAGATCCAGTACCGGTGAAAAAAGAAGTTCTCGCTGCTAGTGGGGCGGAACTACTAGATGGGATAGTCAGTTCCTGGAAATCAGGGGATAAGGATCTAGCCAATCAATACCACTATGAATTCTGGCGTAGGCAGGCTAACAAAGGAAAGTCTAAGGAAGATAAGAGATTACCTGTTGTACACAACCACACCATAAAGGTTATTAAACGAGAGATAGAGGATATGGGTGGGTTGGCTACTCAGGATGGTCAAATCCCCAATGCTAACTCTCATATAAGAGAGGTTCTATCTTACTTTAGTAATAGGGACCCATCAAAGCAGATAGCCGAAAGAACTATGGCCTACAGACTGCTAGCTCTAATGGGTAAAACGTCTGGGGAATTAACGGATTCATCGCCACAAGATGGATTCCATTTCTTAAGTCACCCGGATCAATGGAGCTACCATGGTCCCCCCGAAAGAATTGAAGGTCCGCCAGCTTTAATAGTGAATGACGATATGAATCGTCTTGTAGGTAAGGTAGGCGCAGACCCACAAGATCAGCCTGGATTTACATTTACTAAATATGGGGATAAGAAATTTCTCCAGTTTAGAAGTATTGTGAGGGCTCTAGCGCAACGCGCAAGTGCAGGAAAATCTCCTCCCATGGAGGTAATTCAGGACGCCCTAGAAATTGTAGGGAGAACACGCATTCTAAGTGATGACGATCTAAGAGCTGTAGAGAATTGGTATAGAGCCCAGGGTAGTTTGTTAACACTACAGGGCGTACCGAAAGGAGCGGTAATGGCTCCCGAAATGAAAGCTCAGGTCATGAAGATGTTTGCGAAAGATACCGCAGAACATTTGTCTGAAAAAACAGCAGCCCCTATGGATGGGAACATAGACGAGATAATGAATAAGGTTATCGAGGGTACTGCTTACTTACTTAACGGACAGGTAGGAAGGAAAGATATAAAGAAAGAATTCCGTATGCTCGATGCTTACGGAAACCTGTTCGAGCCATACCGCCCTGGCAAGGGGCACCCATTAGTAGAGCTACTGGGATACAGTGATGCCGTACCAGCACATCTTGCACAAGATTATGTTGGGCAAACATTAGAATCCATGCCCACTAGATCCTTTAACAGGATGCTGGATTATGTAGGCACAGGTATAGGAAGGGCTGCAGACGGCGCAGTAAATATTTTCTGGCGCCAGGAAGGCGCATTAAGAAGCGCGGTAAATAATGCAGAGTATGGGCAAGGGTTCTACTTTACGTTTGGTAAGGACGCTAAGGAAGCATCAAATGTAAATGCGCAATCACTAGAAGACATTGTTACTTCTGGCTTAAAGGATGTACGAACTAATGAAATTGAGGGGGTAGGAAAAGAGGGATCTCTGATAGCCAACAGGGCAAACTTATCTGCGGAGCAACGCATACATACATCTGGTTTAGTCATGGATCTCCTGAATAACAGGGAATACATGGGCACCATAAGCAAGAAATTAGGTAGCTTGCAACGTTACGGTAGGCATGAACGAACTCAGATCGAGATGAAGGCTGAAAGTCTTGGGATAACTCCTGACGAGCACAGGGAAGTATTAATCGACAGGTACCAAGGAATACTAAATCGTTACCATCAAATTACCACGGCAGCTGAGGAAGAATTAGCTAAGCTTGGGGTGGTAGGTAGCAACAAAGTAGTTCCTTCAGTTGTAAATGTAGTGAACCCAGTTAGGCTTGGAGATAGAGATTTCTATAACATAAACAGTCCGCTGATTAAAGATGTTATGGAAGCTGCCATTGCTAAGGGTTTGTTCCCATCTGAGGGACTAAGAGCACAAGACTTTTTCTCCTCTTTACATATTGATGTGAATGGGGGCAAGGCATACAAAGCTATGGTAGAGCTACTAGCTCCTACTAAAGATGCTGCAGGGCAGGCATCCGGTAAGAGATCATTACGTGGATTGCTAGAAGACTTAGGGTATGACGGAATACTTTATTCTGGCACATCGTATAGATATAGAAGTGATGCACCCAGGCAGTTAGAAACTGCAGCTTCCCCGTACGGTGGGCTAGTGACCTTCCAAGAACGTCAGGCTAAGACATTAAAATCTCTAGCTTTAGATGAACGTAATCCTGTGGTACATCAACACGGTCTAGAGACGGTTGATCTACCTGGGGAAGTTGCACCATCGACTACTATCAGTGGTATATGGCTCACAGCAGCTATGGAAAAAGGCATACCTATAGATGGGTCTGCTAGTTTTGCACCATTAGGCGCGGCTATGGAATCAAACGGCGCGTCCAAAGGACTTGTTGATGCGCTGGCTAAACTAATGAGCAGGAAAAAATTAACTGACGCCGATGGTGCCGAGATACATAAGTTCAGCCCGTGGGTACAGTTAAGAACTAACACCGAGCGGTTACGACTATACGAAAATAATGTAGCTGACTGGGCAAGCCCTAAAGATTCTTCAGGTATAGGATTTTTCGAATCACACCACATAAGGTTGGCTGGTTTAGTGCGTCCGATATGGGCAATGCTAGACAGCCTCCCTGGTTCTGGCGGCAAGGGTAAAGCTGGTGCGGCATATAGGTGGTTGAAGAGAAGCTATCCAGCTAAAGATATCTCCAAGGAAGAGGCGACTTTAACGAAAGCCCTAAGAAGAGAGCCGGGTAACGAGTTCGAAAAGAAACTATCTCCTGCTGGAAGGGAAGCTCTTAAAGTTATAAGGGATAAATTTAAGAACGAGCATGAAATTCTAAGAAACGCAGGGGTTCTTATAGGGAAAATAAAAAATTACTTTCCTCAGATATGGGACGTAACCTCCATAAGAAAAAATGAACGAGAGTTTGTTGAAAGACTGGCCGACTACTTCCAGGGAGAAGCTTCTTCTGCCTCGGCCATAGGTGAAACCAAACTACTCGACAGAGCAACCGCTATAACTAAAGCCAGGGGGATGATGGATAACCTACTGGACGAAGACGGTATAGCTATGTCCCCTCCTGGACAAGGTACTAAGGATAGAACTACAGACCACGTAGATTTCCAGAGAATGATTCGCTTGGATGAGTTCCCTGAATTCCTGGATGCCTTAGAGCCATACATGCTGAACAACCTAAGGGACATTCTAGTTAAGTACTTCGATGGAACTACCGCTAGGCTTAAGTTCCATGAAAAATGGGGCGTGAAGAACCACGGGTACTTTGCATATAGGCAGATACTAGCCAACCCAAGACATGCTGATGGAGAGATTGCCCAGCTTCTTAGCAGCGACAGCTTTAAGATGCGTCAGGTACGTGGGGCAGTAGGTGAAGACGGTCCAGCGATTGCTGACTTCAAGGAAGAAGTTATACGAGCCCCCCTTAAGGGTGAGCATAATAAAGCAGAAGCTCAAGCTACAGCTAAAAGGGCGCTAGAACTCTACGCATCTAACGGTCGTAAGGAAGAAGTCCGTGACATGCTTCGAGGGTTGTATAAGGAGGCCGACAATACAGAGTGGAACAAACGAGCTGACGCCATAACCGAGGCCATCGCAGTAATCTCTGGTAAGCAGAGAATACATAACCGCGAACTGGACCACATGGATGGGTTCTTCCAGGCATTACAACGTAAGCCTATAGACAGTGGATCTAGATGGTTCGATCAACAGCACACTGTTTCTAAAAATATTAGGAACTTCAACGCTGTAACTATGCTGGTCTGGACCACGATAACCTCATTCACTGATCCGGTTCTCCCGCTCATAAGAACAGGTAGCATGAAAGCCTGGCTTAAGGGATTGTCAGAATGGGCGGTTAATAACAATAACTACAGGGAGATGCTGAGAGAAAGTGGTATAGCTATCGAGAACATGGTGCACGAGAGACTTGTCCATGCCTACGGTGTGGACGGGAGCAAGCTAACTACTGGATTCTTTAACGCTACCTTACTCACGCCCTGGACAAACATGAACAGGGAGTGGGCCGGAGCCGTAGCATTTAACTGGTTTAAGGCCGAGCAGAAGAATCTACTGCAGTACGGTAAGGACTCTAGGAAAGGTAAGATTGCATTTAGAATTCTTAAGAGATACGGCTTGGAAGATCTTGCTAAGGAAGGTGCTGAACAGATAAATACTATCTCTGACATACAGAATAACGAAGCGCTTAAGGCGGCAATGATTAGAGTAGCCAACGAGACTATCTACACACCTAACGTAAACGACATCCCGCTATGGGGTCAGACACCTATGGGTGCCATGGCCATGCAGCTTAAGATGTTTCCGATGATGATGGGTAGAATGACGTTCGGTAAAAACGCTACGCCGGGCATCCTCACTAAAGAGATCTTCACTAGTGAAGGCGCTAGGTTTGCCCCACTGGCTATGTTCCTAGGAGCTGGACCAGCATTCGGAGCCGCAGCACTAGCAGCTAAGGACGTAGCACAGTTCCGCGGCGGTGAAGAGGGTGTAAGCCCAGACTTAAGGGCCAGGAACCTAGAGCACTGGGAGAACCTACTCCGCATAGGTGGGTACGATCCAGAAATCCATGGGGACGAGAGCACCTTCATGGGCTGGTACCTAGAGGGTTTGACGCACCTAGGTGGCCTTGGTCTGGTGGCAGAACTTCTACACAACGCTGTAGCATGGGCCGACAATGGATCTTACGGAACCCAGGTGTTAGCTAGTCAGGTATTCGGGCCGACAGCTGGTGACGCCATGGGTGTCTACAACCTTGGTCAGGGTCTAATTGCAGGGGCGATGGGTAAGGAGACTAAAGGTCAGCAGAGGATGGGTGCGCGGGAAGTCTACAGGAGAATACCAGTCCTAGGTGGTGTTCGAGGAGCTAGGGAATGGATGACGGACATCTTCCCTGGTGAATCACCTGATCAAGGTGGTGGTAGCAGTTGGGGTAAGTCGTTCTCCAGTGGATTTGGTAAGGACTTCTAATCTTCGCAGTCTACACAGACGCTGCTCTCGTACTCGCACATTCTGATATCGGCCTCAACAAAGCCGATGTCATTAACTATGTCTAGACGTGAATTCTCTAGGTGACGCTTCTTATCCCTAGCTTTTACTAGCTCCTCATCTGGGGTAAAGTCACTAGGATGATCAGAGTTTCCTATAAATTTTATCCTTTCATCTAAGCTTTCTATCTCTGACTTAACTCGTTCTAAACGACCGTTCAAACCAGCGCGTTTAGTTAATGCTTCTTGATATTGCTGTGCAAGTTCCGGTGAGTTATTTCTCATTCTGCCTCCAGAGGGGTGTATAAGTGGAAGTCGTCGCACGGTAGTATTGCTCTTTTATCGTGATAAGTGCACCACCACTCCCTCTTTTCTTCCAGTGGAATCGAATGTTGGCATAAATTACATTCCGGTTCAACTCTAGGTGGTTGCCAACAAACGGTTTTTCTAAAACACATACGACATCGCCAGTCTTCAGGGCTCTTAGCTATCTTCCTAGCTTGGCGCATCATTACTAAATCTATCTTGTGTCTAAGGCTTTCGTAATAGAATTCATCGAACTCAAATATCTCACTGTGGTAATCAGAAGTATTTTTGTTGTACGCAACTAACATTGCGTTAGACATATCCGACTCAGACAAGCCCATCATCATTTGGCATTGGGCGTAGTACTTAGGGTGGCTAACTTGCACGCCGTCCTTCTTAAATTTTTTCCAGTTCCTATCATTCATAGACTTAATTTCTAACAGCATGTACTCACCATCTATGAGTATCTTGCCGTCTAGGTGGGCCGATACATGGCCACCCCTATCTGAATATGCTTTCTGCCAACCAGTGAAGGGGTCTTTATCTATTATTTCATAGCCAGCATCACGTAAGTCCTTGATTACTATGTCTTCTATCTTATGGCCTAAGGTGAATATACGCATCATCTTTGGCTTTATAGGGTCTTCTGGGAACCCCCTTAGGCAATAAGCTATGAAGGCAGTGCAATCATTACCTATGATAGAGGCCCCTATGTATTGCCGGGGATTACCCCTGTCTATTTCTATCTCACCTACTGCTTCTTCTACTACTTTACTTGGCATAGTCCTTTACTTGGCATAGTCCTTCCCTCCATCGTTGCTTGAAGTCATCTATGGCAGATAGCACAGGCTCTTCCCTTATACCTGATGCCTGACTGAAGTCCTCCATCATTCCTTGCCTACAAGAATTTACGTCATAACATCCTATGTAGCACTCTGGGAAGTGCTCATATAGATCATGAAAACACTTACGGACTCCATTAAAACTTACGTTACCACCAACAGATGGTGGCCCTGGATGCTCCAGAACATTCATGAATGTCTTGTTTATGTAGAAGGAGTAGACTTGTGCAGGCTTGTCCTTCCGAGTCCTGAGCCTAGCAGCGTCTACTGCAGACTCTATCCTAGTTGCTTTTCTACGGGACATAAAAAAATGGGGGGCTTTGCGCCCCCCATCAATCAGCCGAAGTTAAGTGGATCATCGAAGGTGTCGTCCTCGGCGGAGGAACCGGGGACGTATTCACCATTCGATGGCCTATGAAAGCCCTTAACTTCGCGCCTACTTGGATACACAGTACCGTCGGGGCCTTTGCGTTCCTTAGACATGCCAACGGTAACACCTACTGTCAGGCCTAGTAATGATTTGATATCTCCAGGTTTATCTGGGGACGGATGATCACCAAATTCAAGCAGGGACTTCAGCTTCTCCTTCGCTATCCTCTCTGCTATCTCATTGGCGTTATCTATGTTCATCCAATCCCTTATAGATCCATGGTCACATTTCAACTCGACCATTAACGTATGGCCTCGGCCAGACTTTGGTATACCTATCTCTACATCGGCCACCCTACAAGTATGGTTACCTACGTCCAACAGTAGTAGGCCACTCCCAGCTTTTACATCATGTAGATTTATATCAGAAAAACTTGTCCAGTTACTCATTTAGATTTCTCCTTACGTTCCTTCTGTTGCTTTGCTATCTGCTTCTGCTTCATTTCTTCTAGGTATTTCTGATACTCAGTATCTTCCATAGCCATTCGATCAAACAAATGTACGACGTTATCGCACCTTTCCACAGGACGTAACCTATTTCTAGGGTCTCGCACCTTACCGTGCCAGCCTTTTACTTCCTCTGTTATAACAAAACGCTCTATAAGGGGTGATTCAGGTGCCCCACTAGTTCGTTTTATACCGCATAGAACATGATCAAACAAGGCCGGTATCTGCTTCCCCAACTTCTTGCTCTTAGTCAGGGGCCAGTAGTGTACTTGACCATTGTCGTCTTGCTCCTCAGCCACCAGTGCAGTGACATAAATATGCACCGGCATATCCCGAACATACTTCATAGCCCCTATCAACTGGGTACTATGGACATCGTATTTCTGCCACGTATTGCCTGAATCTGCCGTTTCTTCCGTAGCATGTTGGAACAGCCTATCTGACAACTCGGTAAGAGAATCTATGCATATCCATTTGTACCCCATCTTTTTAAACTCTGGGGTGCGCATCATCTTAATGATCCCCCTAAAGGAATACACCCCCTTCTCAGGATCATGCACCCCATCCCAAGATGAGAAATCCAGATAGTCTATGTCAGTGTCTTCGAGACTCTTTAACCCAGCCTCACCACTGATAATAAATCCTGGCCCTAGCGATTCCTGTAGATATCTGCATTGGTACGTCTTGCCCCACCCATGGTGCGACATGAGAAGTGTCTTCGATGCACTAGACACAGACCCATCGTTTACCTTTTTCGGCATGAATGCCATAAGCTCCTCCTTAGAAAGGTGTTAATCGTTTCACTTTAAGAATAATCCTGCGACTATCCTTTTTATCGAACGTGTATAAGTATTCACCGACAGTAACTGAATACTCCCCAGGTGGGGTGTCTTCATCATTCAGCATGGTCTTAGTTTCTTCGGGGATGCAGTCTAAAATCTCTCCCCTCAGATCTTTCAAGCGACCCTTTGCTCCCTGTACAGCATGAGTAAGGTCTATAAATTCCTTCCCGAGTCTATTAGACTGGGTCGTCATCTTCTTAGTCCTACGATCCTGGGCTGTGCATAACTCCTCTAAGCTTGGAGCACGAATCCATTCAGTAGTCTTTTCTAGGTACTCCCACTCGTCATCTTCCATCAAATTCTCCATATTTGGGGTTGATATGGAGTAGTGTCTCGTATACAGTACAGAATGTCAACCCAACCAGGAAAAATAAATGGAACTAGATATTGAACAAATTGTTAGGGACATGGGTGGAGCAACCGCGATAGCTTCCCGTATAGGAGTGCCTAGGCAGGCCCCGTACAGGTGGATAAAGAATAAGTATGTCTCCTCTAAGATCCTAGAGAAAATAAAAAACACAGACCCAAACTTTAACATAGATAAATATTTCACTGGAGGAAGCAGTAATGAGTGGGGAACAATTGATTGAAGAGAATGAGGGAATACTTGACGCAGCTCTCGAATACCTTGAAAGAGGGTGGAGTATCATTCCTGTCAGAGTGTCTGGAGAGGAGAAGAAAATCCCCCTCATCAGATGGAGAGAATTCCAAGAACGACAACCAACAGAAGAAGAAGTCCGAAAATGGTTTTCCGTATGGCCCGACGCCGGACTAGCATTAATAACTGGCCACATATCTAAGGTCTACATAGTAGACTGCGACAATCAAGAGGCCATAGATAAGGCCCTGGAAATGGGCATGACCACTGTTGTAAAAAGCCGTACCCAACGAGGTAGTGGTGGATGCCACCTATACTTCTCCTCTCCACTGGATGACAAACGCAGGCAGAACAGAGTAGGGATTAGTGGGGACGATATAAATTGGCCCAGACTCCCTGGCCTAGACTTCCGAGGAGACGGAGGCTATGCCCTGTTACCGCCAAGCAAAGGGTATCAGTGGGATATCCCCCCTCAATTTGAATGGAGCGATATGGACGCTTGGAGTGACGTCACAGTTACCTCGAAGGTAGTGGACATCACAACAGGAGGGGCTTTTGATCTGTCTAGCCTGGATCTTTCATTAGTTAGGGCTAACAATCACATACCAGAATGGGATAGAACTTTTGAGTACGTTAAAGAATCCTTTCCATCTACGTTAAAAATCCCAAGTGGTCAGGGTAATGGTAGAAATGAAAGGGTAATGAGACATATATCTGATTGCATACTACAGGGGTTTTGGGGCGAAGACCTTAGATCTAAGGGTGCAGCCTTCATGAATAAATTCTTCGAGGAACCTTTAGATGCCAGAGAGTTTTCCGCAACAGTCGAATCAATGGAGGGATCGGAAAGGCGGAACCATCCAGAAAGGTTTAATGAGGCTGGTCAGTATGTGTTTAATCAAGACAATGAGGTTCTCCCCAAACCTTCCAAGCCCGCAGTTATTACACTAATAACGGAGCAGGATGCACCTAGATTAATAGCTGAGGCATCCAATAGAAACTACCTGATAGAGCCGTGGTGTTGGCCGGGGAGTATCACTCAGGTATACGGGTACTCAGGGTCTGGCAAGACCATGTTCCTACAACACATACTATATTCCCTCGCTTCTGGGCAGAGTAGGTTCGGCCCATTCGAGCTTGGCAAGCCGTGCCCCATACTATATCTAGACTTTGAAATGGGTAGAGGCACTATAGGTAGTAGGTTGCTATCCATGGAAGCTATGTTCGGATCATCTGGCGGGCTATACCAAGTATGGGCGCCATTCGTAGACGATGAGATGGATCTAAAAAGCAGGGATGGTAGGTCGAAACTGAGCGCTATACTGAGTGAGGTTAGGCCACACGTAATAGTAATAGACACAAACAGAAGTGCCTTTGTTGGACTGGAGGAGAACAGTGCTGACGGGTGGTCCCATGTAAACAAACTATTGATGAAGCTACGAGATATGGGAATGGCTGTTATCTCTGTACATCACTCCAACAAACCAGGTGAGTCTGGGCTAGGTAGAGAGGCTGGATCAACTAGCCAGTTAGCTGTGTTGGATACCCAGATAAGAGTAGCTCAGGTGTATGCAGACGAGGAGTTAGCCAGACAGAACTCAGGTATTTACGATGGCAGCTATGCCGAGCAAGTGATTCCATCTATGGAGAGGAGTTTGCCTGAGGGGTACTACATAACGTTTGCTCTTGAGCTTAGGTATAGAAAGATCAGGGAGTTTACCGAGCACCATGAATGGGTACAATGGGTCGGTATAGGTTCTAGCCCTGAGAATGAAGTTAAGATAGTAGTAGGTAGTAGGTCAGTAAAACAAAAAGCTCAGGCCTTAGCAGCTACTGGGGCTACGCCTGTTGAGATAGCAGAACGTTTAAGGAAGCCTTTAAAAGCAATACGGGAATGGACAGCATGACTAAACTACAGTACAGAACTAGTCCTAAGATAGGTGCAGTTTTTGGAAAACTGACAGTGAAGAAGAGATCTCCGGCACCTAAACAAGTGACCAGTAAGACAGCAAAATCATACTGGCTATGCGAATGCGAGTGTGGGAAAACATTGAAGGTTAGATCTGACGTATTACTAGGGGGAAAGAAGACCCATTGTGGTGCGGACAAACATAAGGCCATCGAGGAGCATAAGCCATTTTGTCATCACTATAGTAGTAAGCCTTACGAATTCTCTGCCGAGCTTAAGGGTCCAGATAGTGATGAGTATAGCTACAGGAAAAGGCACCACCTAAGGAAGAAGGAAGAGTTCGAGTAGCCTAGCTAACGTCGTAAAGTGTGTACTCTATAGTCAGTTCGTCCCCAGGTAACAGGGGCATCATAGATTTTATCCACACCACACCTAACGATTCTTGCACTATTTTAGTGCAGTTAGGGCTATTACTGTGGTTTATAAACCCACCTAATGGAGTTCTGACGTACCCATTGTGGAAAAGCTCCTCGCCTTGAACACCTGTAGCAGACTCATGCTCGACCCACCCAACACCAATCAAACCTCTAGGTATGCGCTCAGTAGCGAAGACCCCAAGACCATCTATAGAAGATTTCCCTATGGTGAGTCCTGGAGGAAGAGGTCTGTAGTGACTCATGGGGTGAGCCTGTGCCGAGGTCGATACAGCTGTTTGCTGTACACTTGAGCAAGCTGTAACACTCGTGTGTAACACTCGTCTTACGTTCGGCGTCCCGTAAGGGAAAGCCGAACTCAAGTAAAGCTTACGCTTTAAAGCTGTATCGATTTTGCCTGAACATTGGCCACGGGTCAAGCCGTATGTATAATGGCCATAGATGCCGAAGAAAGTACAGGTCTCGCAAGAGCGCCTGGACTGGCTCAGGGATAACCATAACAACTACCCTTACTCTCGCTTAGCCAAAGAGCTTAGCGTCTGCACCGATACACTTAAAAGAATCCTAGTCCGTGAAGGACTACAGGATTTCCCAGGTGCCAAATACCAGGTAAGTAGGAAGAGTAGTCTACGTTCAGACATGTGGGCTAGGCCTTGTATGGGCTGTAAGAACACAAAGCCAAGACCGAAGTGGCAATACTTCTGTAAAAAATGTAAAGATAAGCAACGGAGAGGGGAGCTGGGTGACAACTAATGCCTGGCAAAGGATCTAAACGTAAGGGAGACACGTTCGAAAGAGAACTGGCTGCCTATATAAACAAGGCCGTCGGCCTCAACAGTCAGCGAGCACCACTCTCTGGCGGTGGCTCAGTCTTCGCATCTGGGGGTGCTGATCTAATAGGCACACCAGGTTTTTTCATAGAGGCCAAGCGTGTCGAGCGCCTCAACTTTCATGATGCTCTCCGCCAAGTAGAGAGGAACATGGAGGCCACTGACTCGGACGAAATGGGGGTCGTGATCAACAGAAAAAACAACCAGAATACAGGCGATTCTCTCTGTTTACTAAGATTGGACGACCTATTAAATCTGTGGGGATACTATCTAGATGCTCACGGTTTCACCCCTCAGGACTCTAAAAATGAAAACAGAAAACACAGCACGAGTGCTACAACTGGTACCTAAAGTGTCTACAGATAAGGTCGTGGCCCGTATTTTTTCTGACGAGGAAATGTTACTGGCCTCCGCTGCAAAAGTAATAGATGACATAAAAGATAAGATAAATGAGGGTGAGGCTGTGGGCATTGCGTGTCTGGTACTAAACAGGGATGGAACAACTGGCTCCGCATGGTCTAGTGCCTGTGGAGAAGATCCATTTATAACTATTGCTGGTATGGAATTTCTAAAACAACGCTTTATGAACCTTACTTTCGAACTATGACATGCGAAGTTACACATCCATTAGTGTGCGTGAAGTGGGTAGACGCTGAACAAACATCTGGTTGGTCAGAGGACGACCCGTCTGACGACGAAGACATAATGTATACCTATGGTTTACTCGTCAGAAAAAATAATAGGTTTGTTGTTTTAGCAGACACCCATCTCTCCGTCAATAATGAGTGGGGAGGATTAAATAAAATACCTTATGGAAGTGTAAAGGAAATTGATATCTTACTTTCTGAAGCGCCATGTAGCGACACTAGTACTTAGTGTATTCCTGCTATTAGCACCCGTTGCGGCGACGTTCGGAGACCGCGCTGAATTCATTGAAACTGCCAGAGATGCAGTAGTATTAGTAGCCGCAGAAAGTGAGGAGGGTGGCGGCGGTTTCGGTACTGGCTTCATAATTTCCCCAGATGGATTAGCTGTTACCAACTACCATGTAATACATAGAGCTAAAGAAATAACAATATGGTTCTATGACAGGAACGATCCGAAAGAATACGCTGCAGAAGTAATAGCTATTGATCCTATAGCAGACATAGCGTTGCTACAGCTACAAGTTAGGGAGGACATGATCCCCCTGCAGTTCTTAGAAACTGACGGTGACTTAGAGAACATGCAAGTGGGGGAAGATGTAATAGCCATTGGCCATCTACTCGGCCTTAACTGGTCTGTTACACACGGAAACATAAGCAGCCTAGACAGGGGCACAAGAGTTTCTCCTTACGTAAAAACACTACAGCACTCAGCACCTATTAATAGAGGTAGCTCTGGTGGTCCTTTACTTAATATGGACGGTAAAGTAATAGGTGTTAACACATATGTAATGAGTGATAAGAAGAGTACCTTCGGTGTGGGGTATGCAATACGTGGTGACTACGTACACGATATAGTCATAGAGCTTAGGGAAAACGGTAAGGTAACACGGGCTAGTCTCGGCGTTCAGTTTGCGCATTTACATAAGTGGTCACGCAAGAAGTACGCAGAGGAAAACCCAGGCGTACACTTCCCTAATACATACGGACTACTGGCCCTGAATGTAGAGGAGGATAGTTGGGCTTATGAGCAGGGGCTTAGAACTTTTGATACAGTCCTTGCCATAGATAACAAGCCAACAAACATGATGGAAAGCCTGGTCAATAGAATACTAAGCCTAGAACCGGGGATAGCAGTTAACCTAATCATATCCAGAGATGGGGAAATCATACACCTAAATTACACTCTTAAAGAGTTAGAGTTTGATTACCTCGCTTACTATGACAAGGGTAGGGAAGACTCTGACGACGAGAAGCAATGATACATGGCACGATTTACAATACTCCAATCATTTTTAATTGGACTTTTAATATACGCGTTCCACGTCGGTGCTATCCAGCACGTATACCAAGCTGACCAAACAAAACTAGTAGTACTTATCTCTGCAGTATTCCTCACTGGCCTCGTGCTAACTACACGCAGACCAAACTGGTCCGACTGGATCAGTCACAAGCTGGTTGATCTCGGTCTGTTAGGAACTGTCGCTGGTTTTATCATTGCCTTAAGCGGGGTTAACGTTGAGGCTGTTAACGATCCTGAACAGGTGGTAGGTATGGTTACACACCTCCTTTCAGGTATGCGCACGGCATTGTTCACAACTATAACTGGCTTAGTGGGTTACCTGTGGCTATCCCTGACCTTAAAGATAATGAAGTAGGAACAACAAGCGTAGTCTTTAGAGATGTTTTGTTTCTAACACTAGCTTGTTTCCTAATCATCATTGTCTTACTCCTCCCTCACATAGCAGTAGACGAGGAGCAGAAAAAACAGGAAGATCCTCCCGGTACAGTTATCGTGGAGATCTCCTGGCAATCAGGTACCCACACTGACATAGATCTGTGGGTTAAGTCACCCAACGATGTAAGACCTGTGGGGTACTCCAACCAGAACGGGAAGGGATTCAATCTATTAAGGGATGACCTCGGCTCAGCTAACGACCCGCTCCCAGAGAACTACGAGAACGCATACGCCCGCGGCCTGGCCGACGGGGAGTACATAGTCAATGTACACGCGTACTCTGATAGGGACAAGGCTCTTCCCTTAAGCGTGTATTGCGCTGTTAGATTAAAGGGGGAGCACTCATCTACTAACATAGCTAAGAAAGTTGTTATCCTTAGCAGGCTATACCAGGAGATCACCGTGTTTAGATTTATCCTTAAGGATGGGAAGCTCCATGGTTTAGTGTACGACGTGCCCATAAAATTACGTAGCCAATCCCTTGGTCAGGAGCAGTGATGCAGATCCACTACACATACCTATTCCCTCTCTTAAGCCTGGCCCTTTTATCTTGGATGGCCGTATGCTACAAACCTAAGCTAGCCTGCCTAGTGTTCTTCCTGACGTGCATCTCTTTCTGGTACGCGTGGATACAACTCATGGGCCTACCTAAAAGGTACACCTTAACAAACGAGATAGAAGTACATGCCTTCGCACTCGATGAGCCGAACTATATCTATGTGTGGACTGCTGATATGCCTCCTATTGCTTACCGGCTACCATGGGATCTGGAAAAAGCAAAGAAGCTTACAGATGGAGTACCCGGAGTGCCTGTCTTTAAGAGAAGCGACGGGGAGTGGGTGCTACATCCCAAACCACAGGAAGACCTACCCCCTAAAACACAGTAATATCCCTGTTATGGTAGGAATGATTACATCTGGATTCGGACAAGCAGTCCTTAACCCGAAGAAAGCCACTAGCTTCTATGAAATCCCCCGGGATTGGACAGATGCTAGGGAAATGCTCTGGTTCATTCAGAAAAGGATGGACTTGGATGACAAGGGCATGGAGAACATCAGTCGCTTTACTGCTAGAACTGCTGGTATGGAGTCAGACTTCAAACACTGGGCCATCAATCCAGACTCGCAAGCTGCCGGAATGTACCAGTTTATAGAGACGCCTAAGAACAACAGTGTTACCACAGCTGTGAACAGGGCCATGGCTAACTACGACCGCAACTCTAAGCCCTACCCTAAGTGGCTCTTATCACTTGCGCAGCACAAGGAAGTCTTAAAGCTAACACCACAGCAGCAGACCACACTCTTCCTGGCTAACATAGGGGAATCCGGTAAGCCTGGGCCTAAGAGTGATCCCCTTATAAGGAGAGTACACGCGGGAGATCAGGGAGCTGAAGCGGATTTATACGAGAAGATACATTATCGATCCACTAAAGATAAGCCCATGACACCTGGAACTATAGACAGACTAGACGAATGGTTCACTGGTACGCCTCAAGGGCAGAACACCTGGCCTAAGTACTAATGCACGAAGGTAACCCGCACATAAAGTTATCTACTGGTACGGATGGTCTGGCACGCCCTGAAGGAATGGAGCCGTATAACCTCGACCCTTCTGGCCTTAACGTAATTCTAAATCGGCTCGGCGTATATGATCCCGACAAGATACAGAACGCCCGTGATTACATGAGGGGCACATGGAATGACGGTCCCCTACTTAGAGATAAATCTCTATACCCAGTACATACTGGAAGCCCATACTCAGAAGACATAGAGAACGTCAGACCGGACGAGTACAGCCGTAGCGTACACCCACTGACTAAGATCGGTTTGTATAGAGGGCAGGGAGGTGAGGGCGCAGGCCCAGGTTGGTACAATTACCCTGTTCGTTCGTTACCCTTCCCTAAATTGACAAAAGAAAATAACGGGTGGGGGTTACATCTAATGAACATTCCTGGGGGGCACCACGATTACGGATGGGGTACGATGGCAACTGGCATTACTAACATAGCCACTGAGGAGTGGAAAGGCATTCAGGATTACGAGGCTAGAAAACAAGAAATGCTACACGGGCAGGGAGATCCTCCCATAGGGGTTACTAAAGAAGAGTACAGCGGGCCACCGCGTGGCCAGAACACTCAGCCTAATCAATTCCTCTACGAACACTTTATACCTTACAGAAGTGGAGATGAAATGCATGGGTTAGCTGACTCCATGAAAAACAAGTTGGGAAGCTTCTCTCCTGAAGCTGACATCATTACCACTAGAATTGGTGGTCGTAACCCTAATAACCCTGGAGTAATGGACACCCTGGTACATGAGGGTATGCATAGAGGCCAGGCAATTCTGCGACAGATGTACGGTGGGCTTAGTACGATCCCTAAAAAATTCAGGGGCGACTGGCTCACGGGACAACCAGGAGATACCAACCCCAACTTTTATTGGCCTGGGC